CCCAAGATAAACCAGATCCTAATCCTATAAATACTTCTGCATGGTGCATGTAATTCCATGTAGTAGGCCAATCTAATTCTTTTTTATTAATAATATTTTTACCTTCAAACCCTTCATAAGATAGATTAACTATTTTATATCCTTTTTTACTTAATTTAGTAGCTAATTTTTTCCAATTTTCATAAGGCCATTCTTTAATCCCTGCTGTTGATCTTGGACCAATACATATGTATTTTTCTTTTATTGGTCTTTTACTAGGTTTAAAGTCTATGCCATGGTTTAACTCTCTGTAAGGTACGTTAAGTATATCGGTTATACACTTAATTAGTGGAATTGTGTTAGCTTGAATTGGATTTTTAAAACCATTATCCCATTTTCCATTATTTTTAAACCAACCTATTTTATAATGGGCATAAGCTGAGTAGGGTTTATTGGGTTTTATAAATTTAATATTTTTATATGCTTCTAATTTTTTAAACCATTCATTATGAAATGAACTTACAATAACATTACATTTATATCTTTTTTGAAATTCTACAACGTGAGGCATCCATGCTAATGTATCACCATTTGATTTAGAATCAAATGTAATTTTTACATTTTTACCTTCTACATTAAATTTATGTACAATTTTCCCATCTATTTCTATAATCCAGGGTATGTAATACTCTAAATGAGCTTTAGTCCACATATTATTTTCTATAGTTGATGAGTGTACTACTTCATTATTAAACCCATTAATAAACTTAACTTTGTATTTTTTAGAAATTTTCCCTATTACTTCAACTTTAGGACCATACTGAAAGCTAATTTCTATTTTATTGTCTTTTGGTTTTTTCATCTAATAAAGATTTATAAAAATTAATATGTTTTATAGCAAAGTCAGATGAATTATCCCTAGAATCATTAACATCATATTTTATAGGTGTAAATATGGTGTTAATAAGATTATCTGAGTCTGTATTTATATTACCATTTAAAGGAACAATATAAGGTTTATATTCATCTCCATAATGTTCTAAATCATAAGCCATAATCTTTATATTGTTTGAAATAGCTTCTTTTAGTACAATAGGATTACATTCCCAATTAGAGGTAAATAGCATTAAATCCGAAAACTTAAAAAATTTCTCAACATCATTTCTTTCTCCCCATATATTAACATTTGGTGGGAGGTCATTCATTAAAGGTTCCCAATATTCTTTAAAGTTAGGAGCTTGATTTCCTACAAAATGAAATATATAAGTAAATCCATATTTGTCATATAACTTTTTTGCTATATTTAAAGCATGGCTTTGATTTTTTCCTGGGGTCCACAATCCTATATTTACTATGTGGAATTCTCCTTTTAGTCTATATCCTATTTCATTTAATAAGTCATCTTTTTTACCTTTATACTGAATAGAAGGATCTATGGGGAATGGAATTAATGATTTACTAGATTTTTGGTTTTTAAACGTATTATTTACATGGTGAGATGTAACACAGGCGTACCCATCAGGACTGTATACCTTGTCTTTATCTGGGTTAAAATACATATTATGGCATGTTTCTACAACACGCCAAGGATGTTTTTTATCATATATTTCTTTTTGTATTTTTTTAGTAAAAGGGTTAAAATGATCAAAACCCTCTGGTATTTCTTCTATGTGAATAATATCTATTTCCTTTTCATATAGAAAACTAATAAAATTTTCTTTAGAACCATGTATTCCTACTTCAGTGTTATCTAAACTTCCAAAGTTAAAAAAATTATCTCCTACTATCTTTTTAATTTGCTCTTTTTGAACAATAAATGTAGGACTATAATTACACCATTCTACAACAAATATTTCTACTTCAGTATATTTTAGTAAGGTTTGAATCCTTTTTAATAAGAAAGCAGGCATCCCACCGGTACTAAGGTGGGGTGCTAAAAAACAAATCTTATAATTAGAATTTGTAGATTTTATTCTATTATTGTTCATTTATAGATTCTATAATTTTATTTGTATTAAATACTTCATTTAAATTATTATAGGGTATAGATGAAATATCTTGTGCTAAATTAAACGGAGAATAGACCGAAGATACTAAATTTGGTTCTTTAGTAAAGGGGTTTGATTTAACATTTATATTATGTTTGTAACCAAATATTTCGGGTTTTGTTGATATCCAACATACCGTAGATTTTTTATTTAAAGCCGCTGATAGGTGTTGAGCAAAAGAATCTATTAATAATCTTTTATCTGCTATTTGTAGTAATATAGCTATACTTCTAAAACCATCTAGTGCTTGCAATGTATTTTCATATGCAATTTGATCTGGGCGTTTAATATGAATAATGGTATAATCATTTTTATAATGTTTAATTATTTCATTAACACTAGTACTTGGTATATCTCTTGTCCATGAATATTGGTATCCTAAACCTTCAGGACCACCATGAGGTTGAATAGCTAAAATTGGCTTATCTGTTTTATAAAAAGGAGAAAAATAATCTATTTCAGGTTGTGTTAAATAAATTTGTGGTTGTTCATTGTTATAATGTAAACCATAAATTTTACACCAGGTTTTAAATAAGTGAATAGGGGATTCTGTTATAAAATCACTATCTCTATAAGGATCAGCAACAAAAATTTTACATTTTTGATCCTTTATAAGTTTAAGATATAAACCATTTATTTGATTTATGTTGTGAACTTCAAAGACATCGGGATTATTAAGAAAAACATCTGTGTAGGCTGTTACTACTATTATGTTTGCATTTTTATAACGTTTTTTAATAACTTTTACCATTGCGGTAGCCATAATAGATTTACCTAGACCACCTTCTACTTGGAATATAATATTCATAAATTTATAACTTTTTTGTTGTAACTAATATACGATAAATGATAAGGTATTCCTAACTATTTTACCAAGGAGTACCATTTTTTGTTGTAATAGCTGCTTTTTGGATAACTTGTTGTGCTATAGAAGCAGAATTTTCTGTTTCAAAAATAGATGTATCTATTGAACTAGTAGCCCAACCTAATACTATTTCTTCAGTTAAGTCTTCAAAAGCTATAAAACCAGCATCATCTACTGATCCGGTTAGTTCTATATCTCCTACTTTTCTAGTTGAGTTACTATCTTCACTAGATTCACAGGCATAAGTAATTTTAGTTACTACACCATCGGCTATTACTCTTTTTAAATCATAGATTCTCCAAACGTGATTCATAATTTTGTTATTTATTATTATTTATTATACATATTATATACCTTATATTTTTTACCAAGGTGTTCCTGCAATTGATTGGGAGGTTAATAATTTATTTAATGAAGCAGATAGTTCAGTTTGCATAGCAGGAATATCAAAACTTCCTGTAATCCATCCTAATACTATATCTGAGGTTAAATCCTCAAAAGGGATGTAATTAGGATCGGATGGTGATCCAGTAACTATAACTGTACCCCCTTTGCTTACGGCCGAACTACTTGCCCAAGTCTCGTATGTATACTCTACATTATACACTAACCCATCAGATGAATGTCTTGTTAAATTTCCTATGTTCCAATAATAATCCATATTTTATAAATATTAAAAAGTTAATTAAACCGTAACGTCTAAAAATACTTTGTATGTTCCCATATTACTACCATAATGAGCAATTGCTAGTTGTATATCATTTGAATTTGAAGCAAAAGTAACTGCTGGGCTTCTAAGCCAGAATCCAAACCCTAACATAGAACCCCCACTAGTTTCAGTATAGGCATAATATTGTGTATTTGGGGGGTTTCCTGTACCAGGAGCCAAACCGGTTCCATTAGAAGGTGGAGCACTTGTATTTCTTCTATTCCACCTCTGACTAGTTGTTCCATCGACTAAACCATAAAAGGTAGCAGCGTTATATGCTATTGAAGTTGCTGCGGTATTTGCTCTAGTTGTTTGCCAGTCAGTTAAACTATATTGAAAATTTAAAGAAGTTGTTCCTAGTGTAACAATAGATCCTATTTGAAAATCCCCTTGATATGAAGTTCCTGTAGTTCCGTTTGAGTAGTGGACTGCTAATCTGCATGTTCTTCCATTATATGGAGATAAATCTATTTCATTGGCTCCATCAAATATATCCCAAGATGTAGAAGATCCTAAATTATTACTATACAATTCACTGGATAAACCTGTAGGGATATTTACAAAACCATAAAACTCAGATATTGCATCTGGAGATAAAAATCCTGCAGAAGTACTAAAGGTACGTAAAGATTGATTAGTTGATGATGCCGCTAATTCAACCCTAATATCATTTATACTTAAAGGCCCTGAACTTGGTAATGCCATTATATTTTAGATTTAAGTTCGTCTATTTGCTTTTGTTGTTCCTTAATTGCTTCTATTAATAAAGGTACAATTTTTTCATAATTTACGGCTTTATATCCACTATCTCTGGTTGTAACAGCTTCTGGTAGTATTGCTTCTATTTCTTGTGCTATTACACCTACATCTCTACCTGTATTACCATGTATAGTTTGTGTTTCTTCTTTAGTTAATTCTTTCCAATCAAATGTATTACCTGTTACTCCAATTACTTTACATAAAGCATTTTCTATAGGTTTGATATTACATTTTAATCTTCTATCAGAAGTAGCAAATGCTACAACATCATTACTTGCATCAATTCTACCTGTAGTGGTATTCATTGTAGTAGTACCACCAACTTGTAAATGACATGCTACTGTAGCATTGTTCATATAAGTTGTCGCTGAAGTTGTAGAGTCAATATTACACCCTATTATAAAGGAATTTGCATGGCCATCTATACAGTTGGATTGTCCACCTAAAATACCACTATTATCTCCTCCTTTTGCTATACAATTACTAACACCACCTCCTATTATTGATACTTCTGGGGAATCTACTCCAGTTAAACCTATACTATTAGCTTCACCACCACCTATTATACTAGTGAAAGAAAAAACACAATTGGCAGATCCACCTACTACAGAACTCCAAAAGTTGGTGCTTTTATTGCCATTACCACCACCTATAAATTGACCACCTTTACCAGACAATTCAATAAAATTATCGTAACCTCCTACTATACTACTGCGAAAATCTTTTATATAATTAGATTCTCCACCACCTATAAAACTACAAGCTCCAGATGCTGTGTTTACTGTACCACCTACTACAGATGAAAATACTGCAATTGTTTTATTACCCTTTCCACCCCCTACAAAACTACAAGCTGCAGATGCTGTGTTTAAAATACCGCCTACTACAGTTGAAAGTTCCTTACTTACTAGATTGCATTTTCCACCTCCTATAAAAATGAAATCTGAAGATCCTGTATTATTTCTACCACCTCCTATAAAAGAACCCCCACATCCAGTTGTTGTAGGTTTTAATGTATTAAAACAACCTCCTACAATACTATTACCTCCATTTGTGGATGCACAAATACAATTAGAATTACCACTACCTATAAAATTAGCATTAGTAGAACCTGCAATTATATTTGATTGACCCCCAACAATAGTTGAGGTAGGGGAACCACTACCAATTTCATTAGTTTCTCCACCTCCTATAAAACTACATGATGATGATGCTGTGTTTAAAATACCTCCTACTACAGATGATTTGTTACCAGTAACAAGATTTTTACAACCACCTAATATAGAACCCTGATAACTACAAACCTGATTTAAAATACCACCTACTATTACTTGACCACATCTTCCTGAGGATGCAGCAGCATTGTTACAATATCCCCCCCCTATAAAAGAAAAGTTGTTGTTTCCATCAGCCTCATTAAGACACCCACCAACAACCACATTATGACCTGCTCCAGCAACACAATTAAGTGATCCAGCCCCTATAAAAGAATTGGTTGAATCATTATAGTTACATAATCCAGCTCCTATAAATGAATATATTGCGGATGATGTATTTAAGTGACCAGCACCTATAAAACTATAAGTTCCATTACTTTTATTAGATAAACCCCCGGCTATGGTTCCATAAGTACCTCCAATAATATGTGTATTTATTTTCCCTAAACATACATTGCATGATATAAAATCAACACCTATAGTTGAATTTCCTAGGCATTCACCACCATATTCCATAGTACAATTGGACCCTTGAGCTCCGATTACGTAATCGTTTGTTGTAAGAATTCCTAATTCACCACCAAAATTATCATCTGAGATTACTATGCAACCATAACCTGCAGCATCTTCACCAAAATTACTTGCTCCTACTTGAGAATAAAGTGCACTGTCAAATCTTAATAAGCTTTCTACAGTTCCAGTACCATCACCATCATATGTTATAACTCCATTTGCCGTTGTACCTGTTAAAGGTAATATACCTGAAGAGCCTGAAGAGCCT